GCAATCGTCCGCGGCCACGCTTACTCTAACGACGCGGAAGTTACTCTAACTATTGACGCCGCTAACTCGAGTCCTCGAATCGACTCTGTGGTTCTTCGACTCAATCCAACGACTAACTCGATTACTCTGGCAATCGTGAAGGGAACCGCGGCTTCGTCTCCGTCTGCTCCTTCACTTACTCAGAGCGACATCGACACTTTCGAGTTACTTCTGGCGCAAGTTGCGGTGGGAGCAAGCGTAACGACTATTTCGGCCGGTAACGTTACCGATTCTCGTTCTTTTATTGGAACGCAGTTCGGACGCTGGACCACTTCGACTCGACCTTCTTCTCCGGTAGTTGGAACGGCTGGCTTCAACACCACCGCGTCGTCTCCGGAATTCTGGAACGGCACTTCCTGGGTATCCTTCAACGCTGGAATTCTTGCCGCAAACATAAGCGCAACTGAACAGGCAAGCCTTACCGCTGGCAAGATTCGCGCCGGTGGAACTTCTTCGGGAACGGCGACGACGATCTTCGTTCAGAGTGGAACGCCAACCGCTAACGCGACCGGCGATCTCTGGTTCTGGTAAGAGGCTAAGTTATGGCTTCCGGCTCAATTCAGATGAACGGAACGGCAGACTTCACGCTGACGTTGACCGTTACAGAGACCGCAACTAACGCGGCCGCTAATACTTCGGATGTTTCTTATTCGCTTGTTATCAACCCTCCTGGCACTTGGGAGGCTTATAACCTAACTTCTTCTAATCAGAGTTACTCAATTACGATCAACGGCTCCGTCGTTGCTTCGGGCGGTTTTACGTATGACTTCAGAAGTCCGAACAATAACACCAATAAAACCGTAAAGTCCGGAACCGTTTCAGGTATCGCTCACACCGCGGACGGCTCTAAAACTATCGCCGCTTTCGCAAGCGCAAACACCGCAAACTCTGGAATTGGCGACGGAACTATTGCTTCCTTCAATACAATTCTGACTGACTTCGTTCGCTTGCCTTCCGCTCCAGCCGCTCCTAGTCTTTCGCGAGCTAGCGACGGCGTAACTCTAACAATTACTTCGGCAGTAGCAGACTCACCGGTTACGGTAACGGACTATAACTTCCGCGTCTCAACGGATGGCTCTTCGTGGTCCGCGGACCTGGCTATGGGAAGCGACCGGACGGAAACGTTCGACGGAACTCCCACTTCCGGTTATTACGTAGCCACTCGCGCTTATTCGTCCGAAGGTTGGGGACCTTATTCCGCTTCGGCGTTTATTGCTGGCCTTCCTTCGGCTCCGGCTTCGATTAGCGCCGTTCGTTCAGGGCGAGACGTCTTAGTAGTTACCGGTGGTTCCGCTTCAAATGGTGGCGCAACCATTACCGATTATCAGGTGCAATACTCAACGAACGCCGGTTCTAGTTGGTCGACCGCGGTTTCGCTTCTATCTGGCTCCTATAACTTTACGAGCCTAACTCCGGCGCTTACTTACCTTTTCCGCGTTTATGCCGTCAACTCAATCGGCAACTCTGCCGCGACTACTTCGGGAGCGGTTTTCGTTCCGGCCGGCGGCAAGCGCTGGGACGGTTCGGCTTTTACCGCGACTTCGACCGTAAAACGTTGGGACGGTTCAACCTGGGCGGACGTCCTAAACGCTAAACGCTGGAACGGTTCGGCTTGGGAGGACTTGTCGTAATGGAAGAGCAAATTCTCGAACTCACTCGACAGGTAACGATTCTCAACGAACGGCTCCCGAATCACATAGTTTGGACCGAACGTAACGTAAAGGATCACGAAAGCCGCCTTCGCGACTTGGAAAGAACGGTCCCTAAAGACTTGCGCGAGCAACTTTCGACGCTAAACCAATTCCGCTGGGTAATCCTGGGAATCGCTCTCGCCTCCGGAGGCGTAGGAGCAGCACTAACGAAACTAATAGGAGGCTAGAAAATGGCAGACAAGAAAAAGAATTCGCCGGCCGTCGAGCTAGTGGAACCGGTCGAGGTTCTCGAAGTCGAATGTTGCGGCAAGGACGAATGCGAGGCTTGTCCTTTTGACGCTCCAAAACTTGAAGAAGTCGAATCGCCGGAGCCGGTGGTAGAGGCTCCAAAAACCGAAGGTCGCGTCTTCGCTAAGGAAGGCGACTCTTACGCTTCTATCGCCGCTCTGGTGGCTCCTTCGGGCGTCTCTAAGCACGATTACGCGAAGGTGCTTTTTGAAAAGAACAAGGGTAAGACTCTCCGCGCCGGAGTCGAGGTAATTCTCTAATGGCTAACTATCAGTGGCCGGTTGACGGAAAACCTGGCAAGGCGTGGAAAGTAACTTCTCCGTTCGGTTGGCGAGTTCACCCGATCAAGAAAACAAAGAAACACCATAACGGAGTCGACATTTGGCAAGGCAAGGAGCCGACTTACCTAGAGGCTTGCTTCGACGGAAAAGTTATCGCGGTTTCAGAGTCAACGGACCCGAACGGCGCAGGAAATAAAGTCGTCGTTCAGTCCGTCGTAATGGGTAAAAAAATCACGTGGACTTACTTTCACATGGTCCATAAGTCAATCAAGGTGAAGAAGGGCCAAAAGATTACCGCCGGAACGGTTATCGGGAAAATGGGTTCGACCGGATTCGCAACCGGTAAACACCTTCATTGGGAAATTTGGACCGGACACCGGACCGCGCAGCCGAACATCAATTCCGGAGGGAAAGGTTTTTATAACCCGATCTCTTTTACGAAGACGGCTATGGAGTGGCAGAAGGAAAACTTGGACGCTTCTAACTCAACTCCGGAGTCTGCTCCGGTTACGGTTATTCCGGCTCACTCACTCGAGGCCGTAACTCCTCCGGTTATTCCGGCGGCGGTTCCTGCTCCGAAACCAAAACCAACGCTAAAGCTAGGCAGTAAAGGCGGAAGCGTGAAGACTCTTCAGGCCAAATTGGGCGTCGTAGCCGACGGCGTTTTTGGTCCGAAGACGAAAGCGGCAGTGGTCGCCTTCCAAAAAAAGAACGGCCTAAGCGCGGACGGTATCGTTACCGGTTCAACCTGGGCGAAACTCGGCTAACTAAATAAAGACCGCAGAGGAGACAATATGAAGATTCTGTGGGACGCAATAAAAAGGACCTTCGCTAAAGTTGGCGTCGAGATCGCGCTTATTATGGCGGCCGGTTCCGTAATGGAAGTGGAAGCCTGGAAGTCCGCGGTTATGGCTGGCCTTGCTGCCGCGATGACCGTTTGGGCCAAAATGGGCCGCTCCTATTACAAAGACGGCAAACTTACGAAAGAAGAAGTCGACGAGGCTTTTTCGGACGAAGCGTAACCTTTTTAGAAAGACCCTCTCCCTTCGGGGGGAGGGTTTTTCGTTACCTAAAAGAAATAAAAAAATTCTTCGTTTAGAGTTGCGTTTTGATTCTGGACCGAGTAATAATTAGGTATCGGCAGAAAGCCGAAGAAAGATGGGAATCTAAGAAATGAAGAGTTACGCAGAAATCGCAGCCGAACTAACCGCCAAGTGGGAAGCCGTCTCTAACGACGCCTCACTTTCTAAGACGGAGAAGTTCATCAAACACGCAAACCTAAAGGTTACTTACGAAGAGCCTCTAGCCGTCGCAATGATCGCTGAACTAAAAGAGAACTACATCTCTTTCGGTAAGGCACTAGAGGCGGTTTCAAAGTGATCACTTTCAACGAAAAGCGTTCGCAAGAAATCTGGTCGACCGTTGACGGTGAGACCGTCTGCGTTAGCGACAAGTGCATGGGTTCAAGACTTGCGAGCGAAATCACGAATAACCCTTCGCTTCGCGCAACCTTCGACGGAAGTTACCGTCTCACTCCTAACGAACGACAAGACCTTCGTTTCTTTATTATTGAAGAACTAGGCCAGCAGAAAGTAACCTGCACGTGCGGAAGGGTGGCTCTCTAATGCGTCTAACTCGACAGGCTCACCAAATCGAAGCAAACCAGCGAATCGTAATCCGCATGGCCGGAGACTATCGCGGAGCCGTCTTCGACGTGGCAGACGTTCGGCCTTTAGAGGAAGCCGGCAAGCGCTGGATTCTCGCCGCTCCCTTTATGCTCGATCTTGAAGGCCAAAAACCCACCGTCGCTAATTGGCTAGAAGTGGACGACCGCAAACACGAAATCGAACTTTTAGGTTCGTGGAAGCGCACATAGACTTTCCCCTAATAAGCCCCCATCTTTCGGGGGAAAGACGAATCCCCCGAGTTGAGAATACTCCTCGGGGGATTCACCTTTTTAAGTTAGACACGCCGGAACCGGAGTCTCGAGGCTTTTCGCCGCTGCTCAAACTTGCTAACTAGGCTTAGAGCATTATGAAGGACCAAAACGAAAAACTAAACGCTCTCCTAACCGGTGAGCCGGTTCCGGCTATTGGCTCCTCTTGTAAAGTTGCTCAAATACTCGAGGAACTTGAAGAGCCTTACCTTTCGGCTCTAACGGCTCTCCTCGCGTCTTCTGCCGCCGAATTGGTGGAGTCTCGCCTTCGGTCCGCCGGTTTTGCGATCAGCGCGACAACTATCCGCAAGCACCGCCGCGGCGTCTGCTCTTGTCCGAAAGGAATCTAACTATGCCTAACAAAAAGAAACTCGAGGCCCTGCTCACCGTTGGAACGGAAGGAAGCGCCGTCGAAGTCGTTCGGCCTCGCATAAAGCACCCAAAAGGCTGGCAACCTGGCCTCTTACTTGGCAAGGAAACCGGCGTCCTTATTACGGAACCGCTTTCAGAGCAGCCGACCGAGTGGAACGCTATTCTTGCGGAATTGTTACCGGAAGGCTTCAACGTTGACGATTACGAAGTAGAAGGTTCGACCGTTGAAGTGAGAGCATGGGACGGAAACGTTGGCGGCGGAGAACTAAAACGGTTTTATTATTTCAAAGCTAGAATCCGGCGACGCGGCGGAGCCTTACCCGAAGGCGTCGACTTAGACGATCTCATTGCTCTCGCGAAGGCCGCTAAACCTAAAAAGGTGAAGGAGACCGCTAACGAAAGAGTTTACGGATTCCAACTAACGGACTTACAGGCTGGACAAGCGGACGGCGACGGCGTGGAGGGACTCGTTACTCGCGCTCTGGAAATCCCTAACCTGGCGAAGCGCGATCTTGAAGAATTGACTAAGGCCGGAACTCCGGCGACTTCGATCTTCATTCCGATTACCGGCGACCTAGTGGAAGGAATTCTAGGCTGGTATGAAATGCAGACTTTCTCCGTCGCTCTGGACCGCCGGCAGCAGGTAAAACTAGTGCGTCGACTTCTCTCCGAAATCCTTTCCGAAGTGGCTTGCTTAGGCCTTCCGGTTCACGTGGCCGTAGTTCCTGGCAATCATGGCGAGAACCGCCATAACGGAAAAGCCTTCACTTCTTTAGGCGATAACGACGACGTGGCAGTAGTTGAACAAATAGCGGAGGCCTTCGCGCTCTCCGGCAAATTCGGCCACGTAACCTTTTCTTTTCCGGAATCCGAAAGACTTTCTCTAACCGTTGAAGTCTTAGGTTGGATAATTGGCCTAACTCATGGACACGTCGCGCGCGCCGGAGCTGGCGTCGAGGGAAAAATTCTCGCGTGGTTCAAAAGCATGGCAGCGACTAGAGATCCAATAGGAGACTCCGACGTTCTTTTCACCGGACATTATCACCACCCGAGGTTTCAGTCGCTTATCGGTGAGACGTATTGGATTCAAGGCGGCGCTCTATGCGACCGCTCAGCCTGGTTCTCTCAATCGTTCGGACTTGTTTCGGACCCTTGCCTGATTCGATTCACCATGACGCGCGAGCAGCGGATCGAAAAACTTCTTCCGTATTTCTGGCCGCGCACTCAAGTATCAACGAAAAAAATAGGAGCATAATACCTTGCTAGAACAGCCTTACTCTCGCGACCTAAAAATTGCCGAAAGAGTAGCCAATAGAATCGGGCCTAAGTGGTCGAAGGTTTCGACGGAAGACTTGACTTCGCACCTTTACCTCTGGGTCCTAAGTAACACGAAGACGATTACTCGCTGGCGAGAGGACGACGGCGCGGAAGGAAAACTTTACGTCGCGCTCCGCCGAGAGGCTGGCAAATTTTGCGCTGACGAACACGCAGCAATAGTAAACCGGCCGATTCGCGAAGGTAACTTTTACGAAGCCGCTTTAGTTGCTCGAGTCCTTCCTTTTATTTTTGAAGATACGCCGGAGAGCCTGGCGGTCGAGAATCCGGTTACAGGGCAGACTTCCGGCTGGGTCGGAGAGTATGGTCGAGCCGCGGTAATAGTTATGGACGTTCGCTCTGCCTTTTGGGGACTCAATAAAGAAATTCGTCAAGTTCTCGAGTGGCGCTTTCGCGACGGACTCAAGTTCGAGGAAATCGGAGAACTAAGAGGAATCACTAAGCAAGGAGCAAAAAAACAAGTCGACCGCGGCGTTTCGAGGCTTGTCGATTCTCTAGCCGGTGAAGTTCCCTTTTAGAATTGCTTAGTTGAGAAGGAGAAACCATGCTTTATAAGAAAACTGAAAACTACACGCTTTTTCAAGGTTCAAACCTTGACGTCTTGCCAACTCTGCCGGATAACTCCGTAGACGCTATCGTTACCGATCCGCCTTACGAAATCGGGTTTATGGGTAAAGGTTGGGACTCTTCGGGAATTGCGTTCAACGTTGAACTCTGGAAAGAGTGTCTTCGAGTCCTAAAACCTGGGGGACACGTTCTCGCCTTCGGAGCGACTCGCACTTTTCACCGTTTAGCGGTGGCAGTAGAGGACGCCGGTTTTGAAATCCGCGACTCTATCGCGTGGCTTTATGGTTCGGGATTCCCTAAGTCAATGGACGTTTCTAAAGCTATCGACAAGGGATCCGGCGAAAATAGGGAAAGACAGTTAAGGTTTACTTCGTGGATGCGGTCGACCGGTATCACTTCGGGCCAAATTGACGCAGCAACCGGAACGAGCATGGGCGGACACTATCTAACGGACGCGAGCCAGCCGGCAATCGCGACTGCGGACTTGTTCGACTTGCTCCGTCCTCTACTGCCGGAAGTCCCCGAAGAAATCGAAAGGCTTGTCGCGGAGAGAACCGGTATCGAGTGGACGGCCTATAAGAACCGTCCGGTTATCGGAGCCAAAATGTCCGGAATTTCAAACAAGGACGAAGAGAAAAGACACACTATCGGAGCCGGTAAAGCCGTAGCGGTTGAAATTACCGCGGCAGCAACTCCGGAGGCCGAAGAGTGGAAAGGTTGGGGAACCGCTCTAAAGCCGGCGTTCGAGCCGGTAGTCGTTGGACGCAAGCCTCTAATCGGAACCGTCGCTAGAAATGTTCTTACTTATGGAACCGGAGCCTTGAACATTGACGCGACAAGAATCAAAGTCGAAGGAGAAGTCTTCGAGGAGTTTGAGTCGAACGAAGTTCCTCTAATTGAAATCGAATCCGATTCGCAGCCGCTGGAGTTTACTAAGGAATCCGAAACCCTGGGTCGCTGGCCGTCTAACGTGATCTTCGACGAATTCACCGCCGAAATTCTGGACGAACAATCGGGAGTGACGGTAAGCAAGGCAGCGAGCCGCGGACTTATGAACTCCGGAAGTTTAGGCGGAATCGCAGACACCGGACCAACCCCGAAACCTGGCACTAACGGAGTTCGAGGGCATGACGACTCCGGCGGAGCTAGCCGTTTCTTTTATGTTGCGAAGCCTTCAAGCGCGGACCGTAACGAAGGACTCGACCACTTACCGCTAAGGAAATCAGATACTCGCAGCGAGACGGCGGCCGGCCTCTGGTCCAAAATGGAAGCGCCGAAAAGAAACTTTCATCCGACAGTAAAGCCGACCGACCTTTTGCGCTATCTGGTGAAACTTGTTACCCCTCCGAACGGCGTTGTCCTTGACGTCTTCAACGGTTCAGGATCAACCGGTAAGGCTGCTCTTCTTGAGGGTTTCAAATACATCGGCATTGAACTAACGGAGGAATACCTTCCATTAACGGAAGCGCGCCTCGACTTTATAGAATCGAAGCGCGCTAACGAGGAAGCAAATAGTCTTTTTTAGTCTTTCTCCCGAAGGTCCGGAAGTTTTACGCCGGCAGCAATTAGGGCGCGGCGCTTCTTGCGGCGCTCCGAAGGAATAAGTCCACCCCATAGTCCGTAATAAGGTTCGTAACGAATTCCAAAATCGGCGCACATGTTTATTAGAGGGCAAGAGGCGCATAAACTTTTGGCAATTTCTCGCGCGTAGGCTCCGCCTGGCTTTAGGAATTCTTCAAAATAGGCGTCCGGATAATTGGTGCAGGGAGTCTCTTCGCCTAACTTCTCGATCGCGTCCATAAAGGCGAGGTGGTCCCTTGCCTCTTCGTTAGTGTTATAAAGCATTCGCGTTTCTTTCTCTTATTGTCGGTCCTAAGAATTAGGATTAGGTCAACACTAAACCAAATAAGGCGGCAACGCAAAAACCGAAGAACCTAAGTCCTTCGGCTTGCGGACACCGCGAGAAAGTGAGAAAGAAGCAATGTCTAAAAATAATTCTAGCGAGCTAGCCGAACACCTGGGCATGGCTCGCCGCGAGGGAATCCTCGAAAACAATTCTTCAGAGTGGCACGAACTACGCAAAACCGGAATCGGTGGAAGCGACGTTTCGGCTATTGCTGGAGTCAATCCCTGGACTAGCGCGTTCACGCTCTGGGCTAAAAAGACCGGCCGAATTGACGACTCTTTCGTTCCTAGTGAGGCCGCAGAGTGGGGAACTCGTTTAGAGCCGATCGTCCTCGATAAGTTTGAGGAAGAATTTCCGGACTTGAAGATTCACCGCGACGTTGGAACTTGGCGTAATAACGAGAGACGTTATCAAATCGCTAATCCGGACGCTATCTGGGAAAAGGACGGCGAGTTCGGAATTGTTGAGATCAAAACGGCGCGCTATGAGGACGACTGGGCGGACGGCGTTCCGGCGTATTACCGAACGCAAGTTCTCTGGTATGCGCAGACTTTCGGATTCAAAACTAAAATCTACGTCGTCGCTTTATTTTCTGGAAGTAAGTTTCGCGTTTTTGAAGTGGACCCAGCGCAGTTAGAGTTCGAGACCGAATCTAACCTCGCCGCGGTAGAAAAGTTCCTTCCTTACTTAGAGCAGGATAAGCAGCCGGATTATGACGGAGCGGCCTCGACGCTGGCAACCGTTCGCGAACTACACCCTGAAATAAATCCGGACTTAGAAGTTGAACTAGGCGAACTTTACGAAAGTTATCAAGCCTCGCAACTTATCGCGGACGAGGCTAACTCTCGCGCTAACGAGTGGAAGTCTCGAGTCTTAGGCGCTTTAGGTAACGCGAAAAGAGGAACCTATCAAGGCCAGCCGGTCGTTAGCCGTCAGAGCCGAAACGGTGGAATCCCTTACCTAGTGAACAAGCGCGGATAATGGCTAACTTAGGAAACGAAGCCTCCGTCGCTGGAACGGACGTCTGGCTAACCCCACCTAAACTTTTGGCAAAATTAGGGGAGTTCGACCTGGACCCCTGCTCTCCGCTCAATAGGCCTTGGGATACTGCTCGAAAGCATTACACGATAGAGGACGACGGCCTCGCTCAAACCTGGGAGGGCCGCGTCTGGCTAAATCCCCCTTATGGGCCTCCTATGGTGAAGTGGCTAAAGAAAATGGCTTTCTATGAGGGGGGGGGGGATCGCTTTAGTGTTTGCTAGAACGGAAACTCGAGCCTTTCAAGAGTGGGTGTGGCCTTACGCTTCCGCCATGCTCTTTATCAAGGGCCGGCTAAAGTTTTTTTCGGAAGAAGGCGTCGAAGCTGGTTCGGCCGGCTCGCCTTCGGTCCTAATTGCTTACGGAGAAAAAGAGAGAGAGTTTCTCCGGACTTGCGCGGTAGAAGGCGCATTCGTGGAACTAAACAAAGAAAAGGAAAAATAAAAATGGCTCAAGCAAGAGAAGTAATCCTCGAAATTATGAAGGAAGTTCAGGCCGTATCTAAGAAGGAACGTAACGAGGCGCAGAAGTTCAACTTTCGCGGAATCGACGCCGTTCTAAACGTGGTCGGTCCAGCGCTTCGTAAGGCCGGAGGTTTTCTAGTCCCTAACGTTTTGGAGAAGGTTTACGACGTGGCTCCAACTAAGAGCGGCGGTTTTCAGACGGTCGTTCGCCTAAGCGTAGAGTTTTCAATCTATGGCAGCGAGGGCGAGCCGGTGAGCGGTATCGTCGCAGCGGAGGCGTTCGACACTTCGGACAAGGCGACGGCAAAAGCAATGTCGGTGGCTCTAAGAACCTGGCTTCTTCAAGTTTTGGCCTTGCCAACAGATGAACCGGACGCGGACTCTTTCTATCCGGAATTAGGCGGCGCTCCGGTCGCTGCTAGAAATTGGCAGGGAGAAATTGACGCCTTGAAGGATCGAGACGCGGCGCTTCAACTATTCAACGAGGCGCGAACTCGAAAAGCACCGAAGGAAGTCATGGACGCGATTACTGCTAAAGGTAAGACGTTCCTAACTCCGGACAATGTTTAGCCTTTTTGATAAACGCGACATTTTGGCCGCAGCAACTAAAGAAGTTTTAGAGCATGCGGAAACGATTACGGCGGCGGACGACTTAGACCTTCGCTCTAGTTACGTAAAAGAGGCGTCGAGAATCGCTCTGCGGTTATTTGACGTTCAGAAAGAAATTGAGGAAAATGAGCAACTTTAGAAACATCGAGTATCCGGCAGACGTAGTAGCGGAACTCAACTCACTAAGAGCGCAATCCGAAAAAGGAATCGCTTACCTGGCGGAGACCGAAGCGGAATTCGTTCGGTTGGACTTAGAGGCCGATCGCGTAGAAGCGCTCTCTTTTTTGGACGCTGGAGGAACCGTCGCGGACCGGCAAGCCGTCGCGAAGTTGAAAGCTATTCCGGCAAGAGAAGAAGCCGAACTAAAAAAGGTCGAAGTCAATCGCATCAAACTAAAACTCCGGCACTTATCGGAGGCTATGAACGCGACGCAGACCGCCGGAAAAATGATCGAACTCCAATGGAAGACCGCAGGAATCGAGAAATGAAAAAGAAAGACTTCGAGAAGTTACTCGAGCGCGATAAATACTGTCTACATTGCGGAGAGACCGAAAGGCTGGCTCCTAATCACCGCGCTAACCGCGGAATGGGCGGCTCAAAAGAAAGAGACGTTCCTTCTAACATCGTTCTTCTATGTTCAGAGTTCAACGGCCTAATCGAGTCAGACGCTCACGCTGCCGATAGAGCGAGAATGTTCGGCTGGAAACTTTCAACCTGGGAAGATCCTAAATCGGCTTTAGTCTTCGACTTTATGGCCGGCGAGTCTTTTCTTTTGGACGACGGCTGGGGACGTAGCCTAGTTCTTCCGAAGGAGAACTAATGCCAATCATTAGAGCCGAATTACCGTTCGACAATCACTTTACGCAAATTCCTAATTCCTGGGTTCGCGATCGCCGCCTCTCGCTCAAGGCTATCGGCCTTCTTGCGCAACTTATGAGCCATGCCGTCGGCTGGAACGTCTCTATTCGTTCTCTGGCAGAAGCGAACGGTTGCGGACTCGATTCGATAAGAACGGCCGTCGTCGAGCTAGAACAGGCCGGCTATTTGACGCGTTTACAGACTCGAGACGCTGGCAAGTTTGCCGAGGTAACTTGGCGCACTAACGACCCTTCGGAAATTCCGGTGTCGGATAATCCGGTGTCGGCAAATCCGACCCCTAAGAATAACAATCTTTCAGAAGAACAAGAAAAAGAACTTTATGGCTGGAATGAGGCTTTTGAAATCTTCTGGGCAACTTATCCGCGAAAGGCTGGCAAGGGAGCAGCGCTAAGAGCGTTCAGGAAGGCTTGTATGGCTCTAGGAGGGCCGGAGGCAATCCTCGAAGGCGCGAGCCGGTATCGGAACGACCCTAACCGCGTTGAGGCGTATACGGCTCACCCGACGACCTGGCTAAACGCTTGCCGCTGGGACGACGATCCTCTTCCGGAAAGAATCCTCTCCGCGGCAGAGAGAAAAGCGGCGGAAGACGCAGCGTATCAAGAACGCAAGAAGCGAGACGAAGAGTTTCGCGAGAAGGAACGAATTCGAGAGGCTGCCGAACGTGAGGCCGCGGAACGTGAACGGTTAGAGAATCCGGTCGAACGTTGCGAACATAACCGCGTCGCCGTAATTTGTCCGAAGTGTAATAAATAAAATTCTTTAGTCTCGACTTGAGGCCAAAGAACCGAAGAGCCGGCTTAGTTGCTGGACCCTAAAGAAAGAAATAAAGATGACAATTCAAAACGCAGAGTTTACAGCCTGGGTAAACGAGATCAAGCCGACCGAGTGGGGAGCGTTCGTAAAACTTTCACACGAAAGACGAATCTTCAACGAGGCGACTCAAGGCTGGGAAACCGTCGGCCGCGACTACATCGACGCTTCGGCAACTTCCGAATTCTTGCCAATTCTCGAGGCTAATAAATTGGTAAAGATTATCTGTAACGTAGACGGAACTCCGAACGCTTACCTCTCGAAGACCGGCGAAGCTAGAGCAAGCCTAAAAATTTCTATCACTTCAGTTTCACCGGTTGAACGCCGCGGAGACGTAGAAGTTTCGCCGCAACTAAACACTTCTCTGGCTCCTCGAGCCTGGGTTCCTAACGACGCTAACCTTGCCGCAACTCTAGGTGCGACTCCGCTAGACGAAGAGGCTCCGTTCTAATGGTTATGGTTTACTCCTTCGCCGCGGCTTGTCTAGTCGGCTGGCTAAGCCTTCAAGCGAACGATCCGGTTTCCGCGTTCTTAGGATTCGCGTTCTCTCTCTGGCTCTTCGTTTCTGGCCTAATCGCTTCGTATGTTGTCGGGAAACGTGAAGACTAGAAAAGAACTTTTCTTCACCGCTTACGGAACCCCTCGACCGCAGGGTTCCAAAAGACACGTGGGAAATGGTCGTCTTATCGAGGCTTCAGACGTGAAACCCTGGAGGGCGACCATTACCAACGCAATCTTCAAAGCGTGGATGGAGACCGGAGACGAAAGAGTTTTTCTAGAGCCGGTGGTTGTTAGGGCGACTTTCTTTCTCCCTCGACCTAAAACGGTGAAAAGACCTCTTCCTTCGGTCGCTCCCGATCTCGACAAGTTATGTAGGGCGTTGGGAGATGCGCTTTCCGTAGATTCTCACGCCGTCCAAGACGACGCGCTTATAGTCAAGTGGGAAGCCTCTAAGGTATACGCTCCGGACCCTAGAGACGCCGGAGTTCGGGTTTCGGTCCGGCTGGCAACTCCCGAAGACCTTTCCGAAGCTGGCGAAACCACTTTCGCTTTTCTTGAGGATTCGGAAATTTGCGAACATTGCGGAAAATAAAGTTTTGGTAACGACGCGCGAAGTCTTGCCAATTCCCTAAGACCTGGGCTAACCTAGTCATAACCGGAAAAGTTCCGGCGAAAGAAGGGGAACATGAGTAAAGATTCATTACGTCAATGTGGCAACTGCCTAACCTGGACGAAGGACGGCGGAAAAGACGCCTCCTCCGGCCGTAACTTTTGCGGCAAGTGTTTAGCCGTAACCGAAATCGAACGACCTAATGGTGAAGTAGAACTAAAGTTCGCGCTTGAAGGTTTAGACCTTGCTCGAATTGCTGGAGTTCGTCGAGGACTTCGCGCCGCAATTCAGGCACTAGAGGAGCAAGTAGAAAAGGCTTCGGACCTCGAAAGAGAGGCCGTTTATAACTGCCTTCTTGCCGTTTCCGAACTCACTATCGAGGAAGTGGAAGGCTAATGAAAAACGTTCTTCACGTCGTCGCGGTTGCCGCGGTCGTTCTTCTTGCGTCGTCTATCGACTTTCTCACCGCGCTAATTTTCTCGAATCCGATTAGCGCTTTCTTCGGAGGAGTGATTATGTTCCTCTTCCTTGCTTTTATGGCCGCCGTCTTTATGTGGACCGCGAAACGATTCCTAAACTCACTCGAAAGGAACGAAGACTAATGCCTAGAGCAAGAAAAACGGACCCCTCGACTTCTCACGAAGCGGCCGCCTCCGTCAAGGACCTAACCGAAACGAAGAAGGTTATTCTCCGGCTCTTGAAGAAGGGCAAGAAAACCGACGTCGATCTTGTCGAGGCTTTTTATCGAACTTCGACTCTCTACGCTTCGGAGTCCGGAATCCGTTCACGTCGCGCCGAATTGGTCGAGGCTGGACTGGTTGAGGATTCGGGCCTTCGGGTCCGTCTCCGCTCCGGCCGAAACGCTATTCTCTGGAAGGTGGCATAGTGGCAGACGTTCAAGTAAAACCGCGCTGCAAGTGTAAAGGTTGCTCTTTCTGGCTTGTCCTTGAGGCAGAGCGAGCGGACCTTTCCTATAAACGGCCTTCAAGTATCACGCCGCCGCCGAAGGAAGAAAAACCTAGAACCATAACTAAAGTCGTTTATCGGGATACGCCTCTAAGTGAGGAACGCGACCTAATGATGTTCAACGCTGGCAGACACGCGGCCGGAGCAAGAGACCAGCCGGCTATAAACGCTGCGGCTATGCTAAACGTCGAAATGGAGAAGGCACGTGGCTAAGTTGAAGGTAGGAAGCCTTTTCTCTGGCTATGGCGGCCTCGACCTGGCTATTGGCGAAGTTTTGGAAGCCGAAGTCGCGTGGCATTGCGAGTGGGACGCCGCTCCCTCGAAGACTCTCGATCAGAATTTCCCTGACGTTCCAAATTATCGAGACGTTTCAACCGTTGACTTTTCTCAAGTTGAGAAGGTCGACATTTTGACAGGCGGCTTTCCCTGCCAAGACCTAAGCATTGCCGGCAAGCGCGCCGGAATCAAAGAAGGAACTCGAAGCGGCTTATGGTCCGAATTCGCTCGAGCGATCGAAACTATTCGGCCAAGTTTGGTGGTAATTGAAAATGTTCGAGGAATCCTCTCCGCGTCTGCCTTTTGCGACGTGGAACAATGTTCGTGGTGTATGGGAGAAGGAACAAGCGGCCAGCCTCTTTTGCGCGCACTTGGAGCCGTTCTCGGAGACTTGGCCGACCTCGGGTATGACGCAAGGTGGACGGGCGTTCGCGCTTCCGAAGCTGGCGCGCCGCACCATAGATTCCGCGTCTTCATCATCGCCTATCCTGCCAACTCCGGCGGTCGCTCACTTGAGGAATCACGACGAGAATCTTGACGACTACATGAGCCGGCGGAACGATTATCACGAAGGACGCGCTAAGGGAATGCCTGGCGCTTCGTTAGGCGTCGCGGTTCGGCTAGTAGAAATCGGCATAGATAATTGGCAAGTAAAAGACTTCCTTCCAACGGTAACGACTCAAGACGGAAAGAATAACGCCGGTCCTAGTCAATTCGAGAGAAATACGTTACCGCTAAACGCTCAAGTTATGGACTTCGCAACCTGGGGACGCTTCGAGCCGGCTATTGAACGCTGGGCCGCAGTAATCGGACGGCCGGCACCTTCACCGACTAACGCAGACGGCAAGGACGGAAGCCACCGTCTTTCGCCTAAGTTTTGCGAGTGGATCATGGGCTTACCCGAAGGCTGGATAACCGGACCGGACGTAACTAGAAACGAGTCCCTAAAAATGGCCGGAAACGGAGTCGTTCCGCAGCAAGCGGCCGCGGCGATTCGTTTTCTTTTAGATTCAATTCAAGATGAGAAAATAGAAGAAATGAAAGGCAACTAATGAGCAGAGAAAATCACCCAGCCGGAACTAGAAAACTAAGCGACCTTCTTCCGGAAGTCCCTTCTTTCGACTTCGGCCGCGAGTATTTGGAAGCCGAAGCACGAAAAGAAGAACGAGAGCTAGAATTCGGGGAATTCATAAAGACCGTCGACGACTACGTTCTCGAGAACGCGAGCCTCTTGATTAGCAAGCACCGAGACTATGGACCGAAGAACATAAGCGCATCTCCTGGCGGTCCGTTGAACGGCCTCCGCGTCCGCATTCACGACAAATTGGCAAGAATCAACCATCTAATCGACTCCGGAGCAGATCCGGAAAACGAAAGTCTTCGCGATTCGTTTATTGACTTAGCAAATTACGCGACTATCGCGCTTCTGGTCCTCGACGGTGAGTGGCCTAGTGAGTAAGAGAAAACTTCTAACCAACGATCCGATTCTCGTTACCTATTGGGAAAAGGGCAAGGACGACCGCGAAGCCGAAATAATAGAGGAAATCGAGTCGAACATTGGGCATGGAGATCAAGAAGGCGACGTTTACCTAATGGACGTCATCGCAATTATCAAAGGAGAAGACAAGTGAGCAGAAACGAAGTAGAAGTAGACCTAGAAAAAGAAGGACTCTGGAAGCCTTATCGGGCGGTTATTGTCCTTCCTGCCGGCCTAACGGTCGTCGGTCGAGGTTGGACCGCAGACGGAGCGCTAAAGAACGCGGTCCGAAGCCTTCGTAAAATTGTAGGCGTATTTTTTGAGGAGAACAAAAATGACTAAGAACGAAAAAGACTTTTTCAAAGTTACGGTTCGCGAGTATTTTGAAGACTTGTTTACTAAGCCGAAAGGCGTTACCTGGCGGCATTATTTGGGAAAGTGTAAGTCTTGCGAAAACTGCCAAGACTTTTATTTCCGAATTTGGTCCGAACAAATAGAACAGGCCGAACTTCGAGGCTATGACGCCGGACTTTTAGCCGCTCATAAAGCTAGCAAAAAGGCCAAATAATGAGCGTCGTCGTTTATCACATCGGGCCATCTTGCGTTCAATGCGAGCAGACTAAACGCCTAATGCGTTCGCTTTCGATTCCTTTTGAAGACGTGGACCTTCGAGAGAATCCCGAAAAAGCCGAACTCTTCAAAGAGAAGGGTTATCTAACCGCGCCTATTGTTACCTTCAACGGTGAAACCTGGGCCGGATTCAAGTTCGAGCGAATAAAGGGAATCGCGCTGAAGATAAAAGAAAGAGAGAAGAAAAATGACGCTTAGAACAATTACCGCAAAAGGCGGCTTTCGCTGCCATAACATCGAGTGGTTTGACGGCGAGAACTGCTGGAAGTGTGAGGCGATCAAGGAAGAGACTCCTAGAATCGTCCTCGAGGAACGTCGCCGGCTAATTGCTTACCTAAAGGAAAAGAAGGTTCTTCGCGACTCAATGTTTGCCGGTTTCCTTGTCGCTCGTATGGTTGAAAGTCCCGAAGACGGCACATGGCCAATTCTTGACTTACCGGAAGACCTGGGAGCGGCAAATTGAGCGATTCAAAACTAACGACCGAACAAGTCCGGCTGCATTACGGTTATTCAGGAGACATGGAGCAAGCCGACGCCTTTTTAGCAGAGTTCGACCGCTGGCTTGAAAACCGCGACGCCGAACTTATCAAAGCTAGTATCGAGGAAGGCAGAAAAGCCGAAAACTTACGAATTACGCTTTTACTTGAAGACTTCCTAAACGCGTGGACTAAACCGGTCGCTCTCAACTTCCGAAAAGAGATCCTCGACCTTATCGAAGTAATCGGAAAGACAAAGTAATGAAAGAAGTTATTTTCTTCCTTCTGGCCTCTATCCTTGCCTCTATCCAACTAATCTTGGCCGTTTTTATAATTGCCGGATTTAAGATCGCGCTCGAAAGCCTGGTAAGGCGGTTCAAGAAGTGAGCAGACATAAAGCACCGCGAGCAAAACTTCGACGCCAGCCTCTAATACGCCGGTTCTTAGACTTCCGTTACCGCCTAAACCGCTGGCTTATTGAAACTCGAGCCGAAATAAGCGACATCGCCGCCGAAATAAAGAAAAGAGAAAACTAATGTCCGAAACCGAAAAGGAAATAAGACGTCTTCAGGGAGTAGTTAGCCAAATAAAAGACTCCCTCGAAGCAATAGGTCCCACTCACGTTCTCTATTACCCTTTCCGGTTAGAGCTAGCGGAGGCAGAAGGTCAACTCAAGGCTTTTGAGAAACTTCTAAAATAGCGGTTTACTTTTGGCACTAAAAAACCCTTTACTCTCTATGTAAGGGAATAAAGGAGACTCCGCGTCTGCCTAACGCTTGAAGCCTTTCGGGTGGCGCGTTGAGAGGGTCGGTGGAGGGTTCCTCTCTTATAAGGGCGTGATAAGGTTTCGCCTCGCGGTAAGGCCTTCCATTAGGAGTCCGCGAAGACGCCGGTTCGATTCCGGCCACGTCCACGTTCGAGTCTTATCCGCTCTAACCGTTTAGTCCTCTACGTAGAAAGAGGATCGTTACCTAACCGCGTGGAGCGTTAGGCGGTGAAGTAGACCGTTACCTTCCGGAGATGCCTCTCCGTAAACATAGGCCGGACCCGACAAGCGGATAACTTGAGACGGTCAACCTGGGCGTTTAGTTCTATGGAGAACGGCTCTCTCTTAGAGGGCAAGAAGAAGGTTCGATTCCTTCAACGTCTACTGAGTGAGCGCTAAGGACGGTTACCTGGTTAAGTCCGGTGTCTTGGGTTCGATTCCCTTGAGTCGTCTCACTCTTCAACTTGTTAGCCGAAGGAAAAGAAAAACCTTTCCCTTACCTAGAAAAGAATTAGGGGGGGAGAGTGTTAGCACCGACGCCTTGCCTTGAACCTAAGTGCTTAGAGAAAGCAACTAGGGAGGGGAGGTGTCAACTACATCAGAGGCCTCGCTGGGCTGGCAGTAGTAGAGGCTCAAGACTTCCGGCCGACTGGTCGACTAGGCGGCTCATAGTCCTAAAGCGCGACAGAGGAATTTGTTACGTATGCGAAGAACCTAACGCCGATTCAGTTGATCATCTCAAGGCCGGCGACGACCACAGCCTAAATAATTTAGCAGCAATACACCAAAACGTTTTTCCTTTTTGCCATCGAATCAAGTCCTCTCAAGAGGGCCATGACGCGAAGGCCGGAAACCGAATCAAGAGAAGGCACTAGGGAGGACCCCCTCCCCCTCCCCTTCTCCCCCTTCGGCGCGATTAGCAGAAACACGCCTCCGCGAAAGTGGAAGGGGGATACCCCCTAAGTCTCAAGTCGGGACAAATGGCCGCATGGCCGAAAGGAAGCCGCATGGCAAAAACAGGAAGGCCTATGGGCCGGCCGTCTAAACCGGTCGAACAAAAGCGAGCCGCCGGAAACCCTGGCAAACGCGCGCTTCCTGCTGCTCCGCTTCCAAATGAAGGACTTACGGCCTCCGAAGGAATTCCGGTTCCTCCAGCGGACCTTACCGAAGACGGCCTCGCTTGCTGGAATCACACGTGGGAGTCTTGCCGAACTTGGCTTTCGCCGGAATCGGACCGGACAATAATCACCCTCTTTTGCCATGTCTACGGAGAACACGAAGAGATCCGAAAAAGACTTCTTTCGGGAGAGTATGAACGCGTTTACACTCACTCGAACGGCGCTGTCGTTACTTCACCCTGGGTAACTCAACTAAAAGAATTACGCGTCCAACTCTCGAGCTGGATCGCTGCTATTGGACTTTCTCCTTCGGACCGCTCTCGCTTAGGGCTTTCAGAAGTTCGAGTTCGCGACGAAATGGACGAACTCGAGAGGCGTCGACTTGGACGCGCTTCCGGAACCTAACGAGGCGTGGAAGCCGGCTTATTCAGTTCCTTCTCTATCTTCAACGACTAGAGGACCGGACGTGGCGGACTTCTCCGAACTCTTGCTGAAGGCCTCTCGCGGTTTCCGTTCGGGCGACCCTCTAGTTTTTACGAATTGGCAGCGCTGGCTTTTGGACCGTCTTCTTGAGACGAATCCGGAGACCGGACTTCTTAGGTATCGAAGGGCCGTAATCGGACTCCCTAGAAAACAAGGGAAATCGCTTATAGGCTCCGCGCTGGCTCTTCATCACGCGCTTTATGGACCTCCTGGCGCGCAGGTTTATTCTGCCGCCGCGGACCGCGCTCAGGCGCGAATTGTTTTCGGTGAGGCAAGACAGCAAGTTTTGAACTCGCAGACTCTTTCTAGGCACTTCAAGGTTTACCGCGACGCGCTAGAAGTTCCGTCTAAGGGTTCGGTTTATCGGGCGCTTTCGGCGGACGCTATGAGAGCGCATGGACTCGCACCGTCGCTTGTCGTCGCGGACGAACTTCACGCGTGGCCTTCTTCGGCTAGTAATCAGCGAGGAGACGAACTTTACGAGGCGCTTATAACCGGTTCGGGCGACCGTCCGGAATCACTTCTCGTCGGCATTACGACCGCCGGCGGAAATACCGACACGCTCTTAGGCCGTCTTTATGAACATGGCCGCCGAGTATCCGCTGGAGAACTAGAAGATCCGTCTTTTGGTTTTTGGTGGTGGGAGGCTTCGCAAGACGCGGATCCAACAGACCCTGAGACGTGGCGTATCGCGAATCCTAACCTTGCGGAAGGGCTTCTCGACCTGGGAGACTTCGAGTCGGCTATTGCTTCGGCTGGTTCCGCCGGCTTCGCTGGTTTCCAACGTTACCGCCTAAACCAATGGGTCCGCCTTGCTGGAGAAGACTTCGTTTCGCCTCACTTTTGGAGTGAAGCTAAGCGAGAGGGACAAGTTCCGGACGGAGCAACCGTAACGGCTGGCTTCGACGGTTCGGTTAGCGGAGACGCGACCGGCCTCGTTTTGGTTGACGTCGAAACAGGGCTTTTCAAGGTTCACGCAGTATGGGAACCTGACCCTTCTAATCCGGAGTGGACAGTTGATCGCGCGGAAGTAAACGCCGCCGTCGACCGCTTGTTTGCGACGTATAACGTCAAAATGCTCTGGTGCGACCCCTCGTTTTACGAGCCGGACGTTTTGGAGTGGTCCCGAAAGTGGAAGAATCGCGTCGAGCGAATTCCTCCAACGAATCACCGAGTCGCGCCTATGGCGCAGCAGTTCATCTCCGACCTAGTGTCTAAAGAAATTAGCCATGACGGAGACCCTCGACTAACTAGACACGTTCTAAACGCGGTAGCAACCGAAGCCGGTTCCTTCCGTAAAGAAAAAAGATCTTCACCACGTAAGGTCGACCTCCTGGCTTGCGCGGTCCTTGCGAACGGCGCACGAAACGCAAATAAAGACCGTAAAAAAACTAACCGAAGGGCCATAATCTTATGAGTCTAACGAGCGACGAACTCGGCCTAATTACTCACCTAGTCAAGAAACTAAAGCATCACGCCGGCGCTAACATCTTGAAGGAAAACTATTACGAAGGCAAGCAACGCCTAAAGGACCTCGGAATTTCAATTCCGCCGGCCATGAAACTTGTCGACTCTGTGGTTGGCTGGGCTGGAACCGCGGTCGACGTTCTCGAAGAGCGTCTCGACTTCGAGGGATACCTCGGCGGCGACGACCTGGGACTAAACGAAATTTATCGAGCTAACAATTTGGACCTCGAATCTTCGTTAGGCCATAAGGACGCGTTTATTTATGGAACCGGATTCGTTTTCGTTGGCAAGGGCCGCGAAGGTGAACCGGACCCTCTCATTACGATCGAGTCTCCGAAGCGCGCCACCGCTCTTTATGACCTTCGCACTCGCCGTCTTTCTGCTGCTCTTCTTGCTTCTACTTCAGAAGAAGGAACCGTCGACTCTGGCTCTCTTTACTTGCCGGACGAAACTATTTACTTCGAGACCTGGGGAGACACGTTCGTGGAATCCGGTCGCGACGTTCACCTTCTGGGCCGCGTTCCGGTTGCTCCGCTAATCAACAACCCCCGAAGCGGAGACCCACATGGCCGTTCGGAGATCACGCGCGCAGTTCGCTCTTATACCGACGCCGCTATGAGAACTCTTCTAGGCGCGGAAGTCGCTCGAGAGTTTTATTCGGCTCCGCAGCGTTACGTATTAGGAGCAACTGAAGACGCTTTTACAGACGCAGACGGAAACCCTCTAAACGCATGGTCCGTAATTCAGGGCCGCCTTCAGGGAGTCCCTTATAACGACGAAGACGGCGTAATGCCGCAGGTCGGGCAGTTTGCCGCAAACTCTCCGGCTCCTTACTTCGACCAAATTCGAGCCTATGCGCAACTTACGGCAGCGGAGACGGCCGTTCCAACGAACTACTTCGGACTTCAGACGGACAACCCTTCAAGCGCGGACGCAATTCGCCAAATGGAAGCGCGCCTAGTCAAACGAGCCGAACGTCGCCAGCGGCAATTCGGCCGGACCTGGGCAGAAGTGGCGAAACTTTCCCTTCTTGTTCGCGACGGAGTTCTTCCTATGGAGGCTAATAACATTCGTCCAATTTGGCGCGACGCTTCCACTCCAACTCGAGCAGCCGCGGCAGACGAAGCGGTAAAACTTATTTCGGCTGGAGTTCTTACTCCGGATTCGGAAATTGTTTATAACCGAATCGGACTAAGTGATTCAGACAAGCAAGTAATCCGAAGCGAAAAAGGCGCGGCTCAAGCCAACCAATTAGTTACGAATCTACTAAACGCAAACATGGGCGGCAATGCTAACCAATAAAGCGGTCGAAGACTCTAAAACCGTTTCTAATAACCTGGCAGCGCTCGCGGAGTCAACTACTAAAAGAGTTCTTCCGGATCTTTCTACTCTTGATTCTCGCGAAGCTGGCGGAGTAATCCGGACTCTTGCGACTAACCTTTCGGAAACTATCGGAGAAGCCGCTTCAATCGCCGGAGTGGAAACTTATAAAAACCTAACAGACGACGCTCTAACCGTTCTTTATGAGTCGACCCCTTGGGGAGCCGCTCGCGAAGCAATCTTCAACGAACGCACCGCTCGCTTTTTGGAACGCGCTCGCTCTTATGACGGCCTTTCCTTTCAGGAATTGGACGCAATGGTAAAGGCGGCCGGAACAGGCCAAATTGACGGCGCTATTCTTCAGGCTCGCATGTGGGCGAAGAACGGCTTCGAGGGATACGTTCCATCAGTTATCAACGTGAAAGAAAGAATCGCTAAGAACCTGGAAGGCATAGTAGGCCGCTCAATGTCTAAATACCTGGACGGCTCTTACCAAGACGCAGCAGACGCTTTATCCGGCGGAGTGGGCCGCATGGTCGAGAACCTTTATCGCGATACGATCGCAACTAATAGCGAGGCGGACGGTTTCGTTACCGGTTATCAAAGAGTGGCGTCTCCGAACGCTTGCGCTTTCTGCCTAACGGTTGCTCTAAACGAATACACAACTTTTGAGCAATCGGGCGGTTATCACGATTATTGCGGCTGCGCAACCGTTCCTGTTTATCGAGGCGTGGGCGCTTATGAACCGGACTACTATTCAGGCTTCCGCGACGACTACACCGCCGCTTTTGACGCTGCCGAATCTTCGGACCCCGAAGTTATTCTTTCAGCCGTCCGCGCCGTAACAGGCCGCAAATAAAGACTTCCGGCAACCGCCGGCAAGACCTAGAACCGCATGGTTTCGGGTAATAAATTCCGCATGGAAGAAGAACCGCAAAAATGAGCGAAGAAAACACCGCTAACGAAAACACCGCTAACGAAGCCGAAGTAATTTTAGAGACTTCAACGACCGAAGAGCCGCAGGGCAAAACGGCAGAAGTCGACTGGAAACGTGAGGCTCGAAAGTGGGAAGACCGCGCGAAGGCGTCTAAGGACGATTCCGAAGACGCTAAGAAGTGGCGCGAGTATGAGCAGAGTCTAAAGCCGGCGCAAGAGCGCATGGCGGAAGAATTGGCTCTAAAGTCTGCTGAGGCCGAAGAAGCCAAAGCAACCCTCCTCCGCTATGAGGTAGCAGCGGAAAAGGGAATCGCTGGAGACGCTCTGCGTCTTCTAAAGGGATCCTCTCGCGAGGAACTCGAAGCCGAGGCCGAGGTTTTGCTCGCTCTTATTGCTAACTCAACTAAACCCAAAACCCCTCTTCCGGATGAAAATCAAGGAAAGGCTGTTCCTGGCGCTGCCGGACAAATCACCGACCGAAACGTCCTAAAAGACATGACCGCCGCGGAGATTATGAAAGCAAAAGCCGAAGGAAAGCTAGACGAACTTCTCCAGAAGAGATAACCAATAAAAAAAGAGAGGAAGTTTCTCAATGGCTATTGACAACTTCATTCCGGAAGTATGGTCCGCCGGCGTAACCACCGCGTTTCAGAAGGCTCAGATCGTAATTCCAACCCTAAACACCTCTTATTCGGGCGACGCTCGCAAGGGGAACACCGTTCACATTGTAGGAGCAACCACTCCAACTATCGTGGACTACGCCGCCGGCGGTCGCACTATTGACCCAGAGGCACTAGCAGACACCTCGGTGGACTTGCTAATTGACGAAGAGAAGGCTTTCTCTTTCCTAGTTGACGACGTGGACGCAGTTCAGGCTGCCGGCACGTTTGATGCCTGGACTCGTTCAGCAGGTGGCGCTCTAGCAGAAGACGCAGAGGCTCACGTAATCGCGCAGTTGCTCGCAGGAGCAGGAACCAACCTAAACACCGGTGGTTCGGCTGTCGTTATCGACACCGCAGACGAGGCTCTAGCCGCTCTTCGCGCTATCCGCACTCAACTAACCAAGAACAAGGTTCCGGCCGCTGGTCGCTTCGTAGCAGTAAACCCTGCTTTCGCGGACCTAATCGTTGCTAAGTTGAGCGACGTCGCAGTTGCTGGCGCAGACGGTGAACTCCGAAACGGAATCGTTGGCTCAATCTACGGCATGACCGTTCTAGAGACTCCGCTATTCGCAGAGGCAACCAAGCCACAGGCCGTAGGCTATCACGAAAGCGCTATCGCGTTCGTTTCGCAGATCGACAAGACCGAAAGCCTTCGTGCGACTAACTCGTTCAGCGACATCGTTCGTGGCCTTCACGTCTTCGGCTCGAAGGTCGTTCGTTCGGCTGGCGTAGTCAAGTATCTAGGAGCCTAGTCTCTGACTAACCCCGAAAGGGGGAGCGAGTTCCGAAAGGTTATTCGCTCCTCCTTTCCCCCTAAACTTTTTACCCTCTCAACGAAAGGCCGGCATCTATGAGTTGGGCAACTTTTGAAGACGTAACCGATAGGTGGATAGGTCCGAACGCTCCGGCCGACGACGACCTGGTTACTGCTCTTATAGCGGACGCGGAGTCCGTAATCCTTAGCGAGTATCCTCGAATTCAGGAGCGTATCGACGCGGAGACTCTTCCGCTTTCGACGGTAATTCTTGTCGTCGTCCGTATGGTTTCGCGACAACTTCGCAATCCGGAGGGACTCACCTATTGGCAACAGACGACTGGTCCGTTCGGGCAAGCTAGAAACTTCGGTTCGGCTCCGCAGGATCTATGGCTAACCCCCGAAGAGAAAAATCTTCTTTCGCCTCGCAGAAAAGGGAAAGCCTTTTCGGTCGACCTGGCTCCGGACGCCGGCCTAACTTACGTCGAGCGCGTTACAGAAGCGGACCAAATTTCAGGAGAAGTTTCCGGCCTAGTAGGAGACTTCGAGTAAATGAGTTTTATCCGCGGCGGCGAAACGATCACAATCAAGCGACGCACCGAAGCGTCTCGCGACGAGTGGAACAATAAAACTTTTAGCGAAACGACGATAATTATTCGGGACGCTCTAATTGCTATCGGTAACACTTCGGAACCGGTGGACCCTGCTCGCGACGCGGTGGACGCGACGCTAACTCTTTACCTTCCTAACGGAACGGTTATCGAAGAAGGCGACCGCTTCCTTATCCGCGGTTCAACCTGGGTGAAGGACGGCTCTCCGCTTGAGTGGATTCCTCCTTTTCCTAGTCTCGAAGGCGGAGTAGTAGTTCCGGTCCGGCGTCGACGTGGCTAGAGGCGTAAGAGTAGTCGTCGACGAAGCGGCTCTCTCTCTATTCGTTTCTTCAAACAAGCCGATTAGAGACCTTTTAGTTTCAACCGCGCAAGACGTGGCAAGAGAAGCGGAAGCGACCGCACAGAGCGCTCAAGAGGGACCTGGCGGCACTATTTACGGTTACGCCGAAGCCGGTTTCGCCGTTGAGTGGGAAAGCCGCGGAGGAAAGCGTCCTCGCGTAAACGTCGTCTCTAAGGCAGACATAAGCATGGCCTTAGCCGCTTACTTTCACACCATAAAACGCGACGGAGTGGATCACCTTCGAGCCGCACTTTATAAATACACCAAGAGAGGCTAGTTCGTGGATTCAGTTATTTATTACGAAGACATCGAAAAAGAGTTAGTCGCTTTCTTTCTAACTAAGTTCGACTCTGGAAGCGTTTTAGTCGCGACCAAAACTCCGCAACCGGACGAAACGGACGTTCCGGCGAATTGGCTAATTGTGAACGTAACACCTGGGCGAACTAAGACTCCGGTTACTCGCTATTACGCCGTCGTCTTAGAAATTTACGCGGAAGACTATTCGACCGCCTCCTCCTTGTCTCTTCAGGCGGACTTCTGGCTTCGGAACGCAACCGCGACGCGTTCAATAAAAAACGTGGACGTCCTAGTAGGGCCGGTCCGCTTAGGTGAAGAAGGCCTAAAAGAAAAACGCAGTATTTCGGCTGAGCTAGTAGTAAAGGCTTGGACCGACTAATAAAATTCCGCAACCGCGGAAAACGCTAGGGCCGCCGGTCCTAGTCCTTTCGAGAGGAAAACACTATGGCACTAACCGCCGAAAACGTGGTCGTTGGTATTACCGGCAAAGTCTATGTCGGACCAACAACCGCAACCGCTCCAACCCTAAGCACATCAACCTTGACCGGTTTCACCGAACTAGGTTACGTCTCCGCAGACGGCGTAGAGTTCGCAACCGAAAAGTCGACTAACCAAATTCGCGCGTGGCAGAATTCGGACCTTGTTCGCGAAGTCGTTACCGAAGGCACCGTAACTTACAAGTTCACCCTTCTAGAGACTACTCAGGAAGTTCTCGAGGCTTACTTCGGTTCAACTATGACCGGCGGCAAGATCGAAGTGAACCCGACTGCAACCGGCGGCCGTAAGTCGTTCGTAATTGACGTCGTAGACGGCGCGAAGGCCATCCGTCATTACGTGCCTTCAGGTGAGATCCTGGCAGTTGAGGCGCAAACAATCGTGAACGGCGAGGCTGTATCTTACGGCGTTACCGTTACCGCTTACGCTTCGGAAGGTCGCTCAGCCGACATTCTCTACTCCGAATTCGAGTAAAAGACCCCGAAGGGGAAGGTCGAGCGGTCGCCTTCCTCTTCGGTTTTACACTAAAGACCGCTAAACCAAAACCGCTAAATTTTAGAAAGGCCGCTAAGTGAGTTACAAATTCACCATTAAAGAACAAGAATTCGAGATTCCGGAATTTGGGCAAATCCCAGCCGGCGCTCTCCGCAAGGGACGCAAGGGAACGGACGACATGGACCGCGCGTTTACGATCCTAGAAGAAGCCATAGGAATTGACTCTCCGGCGCTTGCCGCTCTGGACTCTTTATCTATAAACGACTTCGGAACCTGGCTGGAAGGCTGGACTAAGGGAGCGCCGCTGGGGGAATCCTCCGGCTCTTCGAGCTAATCGAAGAGCATCCTTCCGAAATCGCTTACGACTTTAGAAGCCGCTTCAACTTCTCAATTTTTGAAATAGGGAAAAGCGTCTCTTACCTAGAAGCAATTTATTTAGTCTCCGTCCTTATGCGAGACCCTTCTTCGTGGATTCACGTCGCTAAGTCCGGCTGGAAGTATCCGGTTTCTCGCGAGTGGATGGTTGCTCGAGACTCTTACGACTTGATCGCTAGAGTCAACTCCAAACAAAAACCTAAACCTTATCCTGCACCCTGGCCGGAGCAAGGAACGCAGAAAATCAAACCGTCGAAACCGCAATCGAGACGCGACGTTCTTTCTGCTCTTGACCGTATGAACCCGAAGGAAGACTAAATGGCTGCTTCAGCACTAGCGACCGCGTTCGTGAACATTGTTCCTGGCACTCAAGAGTTAGAGTCTTACCTAAAGACCGGCCTTCCGTCTCAAGGCCTAAAAGGTGGACAAGGACTCGGAGACGGCATGACTAAGGGCTTCGGCTCTAAGATCAAGGGCCTAATGGGTCCGCTTGCCGCTGCCTTCAGCGTGGCGGCTATTGGCCGCTTCGTTGGGGACATGTATCAGGGAGCCGTAGAAGCGCAGAAGGTCGACGCCGTTCTTGAAAAAGTGGCGGACTCTATGGGAATTTTCGGCTCAAGCACAGACGCAGTTACTAGCCGCCTAAAAGACTTCGCAACCGCTCAAATGAACATCACCGGAACGGACGACGAAGTTATAAAAGGCGCTCAGGCCAAACTTCTAACCTTCAAGAACTTAGCGCTTACCGCTGGAGAGGCTGGAGGCGCTTTCGACCGCGCGACCGTTCTCTCTCAAGACATGGCCGCCGTTTTTGGTGGAGACGCTTCTTCTAAAGCCGTTCTTTTAGGTAAGGCTCTTAATGATCCGGTAAAGGGAATCGGAGCGCTTTCTCGCGTTGGCGTTCAGTTCACTTCGGACCAAAAAGAGATGATAAAGGGCATGGTCGAAGCTGGCGACGTAGCCGGCGCGCAGGAACTTATTCTCCAAGAACTAGAGGCGCAAGTTGGCGGAACTGCCGAAGCCTCCGCAACTGCCGGCGAAAAGATGAAAGTCAAGTGGGACGACCTGGTAGAGACTTTAGGCACTAAACTAATGCCTATTTTCACGACGGTTGCCGATTACATTTCTAACACCGTAATTCCTGCCGTTGAAAACTTCGGCCTGTGGATTCAAGATAATCAGAAGTGGCTTGCTCCTCTTGCCGTTACCGTAGCGTCCTTCGTAGCCGCGTGGTATGCGTTCTCTTTTATTGCGTGGCTTGTTCCTCTTATTCAAGGCCTCGCAGTAGCAATGGGAATTTTGAACATTGCGACGGTTTCAGCAACTGCCGCGAAGTGGGCAGAGAACATGGCATGGCTGGCCTCTCCGATTACCTGGATAATTGTCGGAATTATGGCGGTTATCGCTGCTATCGTTCTAATCGCAACTCAGACGACTTTTTTCCAAGACATTTGGGCCGCTATGACCGCCGGCCTTGCCGCGGCTTGGGAATTCTTATGGGGAATTCTAAAACCGGTTTTCGACTTTATCGGCGCAGCGTTTCAGGTTCTCTGGGACTACTTCATTAACCCGATTATTACTTTTATAATGATTGCCATCGCGCTTTTGGCTATGGTTTTCGAGTGGCTTTATAAAACCGTCATTAAGCCGGTTTTTGACCTAATCGGAAAAGTTTTCGGCTGGCTCTGGAAGAACGTTATTGAGCCTGTCATTAAATGGATTAGCGGAGCCTTCGAGTCTGTCGGAAAAGTAATCGGAGACGTCTTCGGCGGAATCGGTAAGTTTATAGGCGACGTCTTCAACGGAATCGTTAGCATTATTCGCGGACCGGTGAACGCGATTATTGACCTTATAAACGGCATGATCGGCGGACTAAACATGATCAAAATCAAAGTCCCCGATTGGGTCCCTCTTATCGGTGGACAAACTCTAGGATTCAACATTCCAAAAATTCCGAAGCTGGCTAAGGGTGGATTCGTTGATTCTCCAACCACCGCGCTTATTGGTGAGGCTGGTCCGGAAGTAGTTACCCCTCTAAAAGACTTCGAGCGCATGATGGGCTTAGACGGTGGAGGCGGAAAAGTTATCAACTATTACGCCGCGCCGAATAACTCCCTAGACGCAGAGCAGCAACTCTTAGAGGCTATGAAACGCGCAAAGGTGGTGGCCGGATGGTAAAAATTACGATCTCGCTTATTGGTGAAAATGGCGACTCTATCGTTTTCGACGACGACGCTTTTATTTTGGAGACCGGCCTTCGCGGTTTCGGTATACCGGCTCCGCTGCTCCGTATAGACAAGAGCGCCGGCGACGGAGGCGTTTATCGTTTCTCAAAGCGCGACGTTCGTTCTCTGGACTTACCGATAACCGTTACCGGTTCCGATAACCTGGACGTCGAAACTAAACTTCGCCGCTTGTCTTCTATTCTCAAAGGCGCGGTTCGTTTAGTGGCAACTTATGAGACCGGAGAAGAGTTCGAGCTAGTAACCTATTTCTCCGGCGGAGCGGACACCGAATTTGGCGAAGACGCCGGTGCTAAGTTTTGCCGGTGGGTTATTTCTCTTCAAGCGCCGCAACCTTTCTGGACTTCAACTATTCCGAAGACTTTTTCGGTAGCCGCCTCCACCGAAGTTCGCGGCCTTCTTGCCGCTCCTTCTGGAGTAACTAAAACTCTTTCGGCTCTTCGCGTGAAAACTTCGCAAGCGTTAGGTTCGGTTCCGGTCGATAATCCTGGGGACGTTCCTTCGCCTCCGACGTGGATTATTACCGGTCCGGCTGCCAGCGTGTCTATTACGTTAGGCGGTATCGGCTTTAGTTATGCTGTCTCTATTGGTTCCGGTGAAACGATTACGATCGACACCGAAACCGGTTTAGTTCGAGACGCTTCAGGCGTGAACAAATACGCAAGCCTCGGCGCTGCTCCGAAGTTCTTTCAAATTCCTTCCGGCTCTTCGGTAATTTCTATCACCGCCGCCGGCGCAGATTCAGACACTAAAATTTCCGGCTTCTTCAAGCCGCGGAAAGAGGTTATTCACTAATGCAAGTTAGCGACCTAATAGTTGAGGTTAGAGACTCTTCTCTTGCTCGCGTAGGCCAACTTTTGCCGAAGGACTTAGTCGGGTTCACCGCGGTTCTTCGATTCAACGCGGTTGGAACCTGGTCCCTTACTTTACCAACGGACCACGTTCTCGTTGACTTATTGCGAAGTCCTGGCGCTGGCCTAATTGTGGAAGGTCCGAACTTCGGTTTCTCCGGTCCTCTAACTTCCGCTAAAAGAGTTCAAACTCAAGAAGACCCCGAAGGAACTTGGGAACTATCGGGCCTAACGGACGACCTTATTCTTGGCGAAAAACTCGCTTACCCGACGCCGGCAGTTGCGGACGTTACCGCGCAGACAGACGAACAAGACGTCCGGACCGGCCTCGCTTCCTCGATTATTTTGGGTTACGTCGAAGCTAACATTGGTTCCCTTGCTCCGGAAGAACGCCAAATCCCTAATCTTGTTTTAGGAGCGGACCCTGCGGCCGGATCAACTCTAACCGGTAAGGCTCGCTTCGATAACCTGGGCGAACTATTGACTCGCCTCGCTTCCGTAGACGGTTTAGGTTTCTCTCTTCGTCAGAGTGGTTCAGACTTAGAGTTTTTCGTTTACGTTCCCGAAGACCGCTCCGCTTACGTCCGAATGGACATTCAAAACAATTTTCTAACTAAGAGCGAATACACTTACACCGCGCCGGAAGCGACTCGAGTTATCGTGGGCGGCGCTGGAGACGGAGTAAGCCGCTCCTTCGCAGAAGTAACGACAACTGATTCGGAAGACGCAGAGACGGCATGGGGACGCCGAATCGAACTTTTCAAAGACTCACGTTCCGAAAATACTTCTTTAGCACTTCACCAAGCCGGAACCGAAGAACTAGCAGACAAAGGCAAAACCCTAGAGGCCGTCTCCGTTTCACCTAGCGACGACGTAACTATGGCTTTTGGGACCGACTGGAACCTGGGCGACAAAATCGCGGTCGTTGTTGGCGAAAATTCAATCGTTCAAATTGTAACGGAAGTCGCTTTTAGCGTAAGCGAAGACGGAATCCGAATCGGCGCGACGGTTGGGCTTCCGGCAGTAGCGGACGAAGAATCGACGGTCGCAGAAACTCAAGGCGATCAGGGAACTCGAATTTCTAACCTTGAACGAAATACGGCTTCTGGTGGAGGAGGCGCGACTAACGGACTTCCGGCTAACGGAACCGCCGGCCAAATCCTCACTAAAGTTTCTTCAACGGATTACGACGTAGCATGGGCGGAAAATTACGCCGAGTGGACGTCGATTCTAAAGCACGAAGTCAAGGCTGGGCAAGGCCTAACTAAAGGAGAGGCCGTTTACGTTTCAAGCGCGGACGGAACTAACATAATCGTTTCTAAAGCGTCTAACGCTTCGGAGTCGACTTCTTCAAAGACTATGGGCCTAATCGGTTCAGACCTGGCGCTAAACGGACATGGATTCGTCATAACCGAGGGCCTTCTCGACGGAGTAAACACTAGCACCGCAACCGCCGGCGATCCTATTTGGTTAGGCACTAACGGCGGACTAATTTTCGGATTAGCAAATAAGCCGGTCGCGCCAGCGCACCTAGTCTTCATTGGTATCGTTACTAAGGCCGCAAACAATGGCGAAGTTTTTATTCGCGTTCAAAACGGTTTCGAGCTAGACGAACTTCATAACGTCTTACTTTCAAGTCCGGCGGACAATAACCTTCTCGCTTACGATTCGGCTTCGAGTTTATGGAAGAATCAGACGGCGACGGAGGCCGGAGTTGCTCCTATTGCCTCGCCTAGTTTCACCGGAACCGTTTCGGCTGCCGGCGCGCTCGCGGCTCAATCGCTAAGGGCTTCTTTTGCTTCTGCCTCCGCACGTAATACGGCGATAACTTCTCCGGTAGAAGGCATGCTTTGCTATTTACAAGACGTCAACCAAATCACTTGTTACTTAGGTTCAGCCTGGTATCCGGTGGCCGGACAGATGCCTTTATTTGACGTTCTCAAAACGGCAAACCAAAGCGGAATCGTTTCTAGCAGCATCACGACAATTACGTGGCCGACCGCTCTAATAAATAGAGGCGGTTTTACGGTTGCTTCTAATCAGGTTACGGTTCCGCTTGCTGGCCTTTACACCATAAACGCCGCGATTACTTGGGACTCCGGAAACACCGCTGGTAACAATAGGCACGTTCTCGTTTACGTGAACGGAGCGGCAGTAACTCGAGACGGTGGCTTTCCTGGGCAGACGGTGGACGCAAGCGTTAGAAGTGTTATAAAAATAAACTTAGCGGCCGGCGACGTGATCGACGTTAGAGGCTATCAAACAAGCGGCTCGAACATGAGCGTTATTTCTACTCGCTCGCGACTAACTATTTCTTATGAAGGGCCTTAATGTTTAAGATTATTTACAAGCCTTCGGGAACTTTAGTAAGTGAACACGCGACCATAGAAGACGCCGAACTTGCTCTAGTAATTGCCGAAACCGTTCCCTCTTCGCACGAAATTATAGAAATTCCGGACGAAGAAATAACCCTAGAAGAAACAGAATAAGGAAGAAGAAATGACTCAAACTAGTTGGCCTTTCGAGAACGCAGATACGACCGAAGCGCAATTTTCGCAATTATTCCGTCGCCTTCAGAGTTCCGGAGTTTCTGGCTCGCCGGCGACGACCGATCTCAAAGCTAGCGGAGACTCTTCCGGTATGAACGTAAAAGTCGCCGCCGGTTACGCAATCGTCCGCGGCCACGCTTACTCTAACGACGCGGAAGTTACTCTAACTATTGACGCCGCTAACTCGAGTCCTCGAATCGACTCTGTGGTTCTTCGACTCAATCCAACGACTAACTCGATTACTC